TGCGCTTGAGCAGGCCGCTGGCCTCCTGAATGGCGGTTTCCAGCTTCTGCTGCACAGTGGGGGCAACGTTGAATTTCTCGGTGGCGTTGTCCACGCCATTGAGCTTGGCCACCTGCTGCAGGTAGCCGTTGAACAGTTTGCGGGTTTCGTTACGCATGGGTTACTCCGATGATGGGCGGCTGCTGGCAGGTGCCTGGGGTTAAAACTCGGCGAGGACGATGCCGTCGCCGCCGGATACTGGCGGACGTTTTTGCTGGCGGTGGTCCTCGGTGGTGCCGAGTTTTTCGGTCAGCTCGGTGACGGTGGCTTCCAGCTGGGTGACCTTCTCGCCCAGGACAGCAGCGTCGGCGCTGTGCTTTTCCAGGCTGGCCTGTTGTTTTTCGGCGAACTCGACCAGGGAGGTGACCGCATCGCCGATCTCGGCGAACTGGCTGTCGGTTTCCCTGCCCTTGGTAAACAAGGCCTTCACGCGAGCGGCCAGATCCTTGAAGGCGCCGGGCTGCTCGGTGACTTCCTCAAATTCGAGCTCCGCTTCTTCGGCTGCGGTAAAGAGGTTGTCCGGGTGCTGTTTGCGGTTGGCCAGGGTGCCGTGCTTGGCGCTGAATTCGAGCGCTTCGGTACCCAGGCTGGCGGGGCTGTCGGTAATGGCCAGGCCGATGAGGTATGCCTTGCCGGTATCGGCGAACTTGGGTTGAACCTCGATCGAGGTGTAGACCTTCTGCCCTTTCTTATTCAGGGCCAGCAGCGCCTCGTTGGGCTCGATCTGTGCGTAGAGGGCGAGCTTTTTGTTGCCTGCGATCTCCACTTCCTCGGCCTTGAGCGCCAGCACGTCGCCGTAGGCACCGAACTCACCGCCTGGCCAGTAGCCTTTGATGTGCTCGCAGTTGAGGCGTGCGCCGTAGGTGTTGGGGCTGTACTGGGCCGCCATGTCTTCGATCCAGCTGCGTTCGATGGTGCGGCCATCGGTTGTCGCGCCTTCTACGGCGATACGCGTCCACTTGGAGCGGAATTTCTTCTCGGGCTTGGTGGCGGGGGCGGCCATGCGTTTTGTCCTCGGTAGCTGCTGGGTGCAGTTGCTGTGAGGGCATGGTCGGCAGGCGGCGCTATGCGGGCAATCTGCCTGCCGTGGATGGGGCGCAGGTACAGGGCGCGGCGCTAACGGGCCTCGCGCGCGGGCGGCAGCATCGGCGCCATGAATACCGCCACCGAACTACCCGCCCAACGTGATAACCGCCGCCAGGCCAAATTCCTGTACTGGACGGGCTGGCGTATCACCGATATCGCCGACTACCTGGACGAGAAGGAAAAGACCCTCCACTCGTGGAAAACCCGCGACGAGTGGGACCGGGCCGATAACGTCGAGCGGATCGGCGGCGCGCTGGAGGCGCGGCTGGTGCAGCTGATCCTGAAGGACGGCAAGAGCGGCGGCGACTTCAAGGAGATCGACCTGCTGCACCGGCAGCTGGAGCGGCAGGCGCGGATCGAGCGATTCAAGGGCGGCGGTACCGAAACCGACCTCAACCCGAACCTGGCCAAGCGCAACGAAGGGCCGAAGTCGACTCCGAAGCGCAACGAGTTCAGCGAGGAGGATATCGAGAAACTCGAAGAGGCCTTCCGCGACGGGTGTTTCGACTACCAGCTCGACTGGTACCGGGCGATGAACATGCGCACGCGCATGCTGCTCAAGAGCCGCCAGATCGGCGCCACGTTCTACTTTGCGCGGGAGGCGCTGATAGACGCGATCCTCACCGGTCGCAATCAGATCTTCCTTTCGGCGAGCAAGGCGCAGGCGCATCAGTTCAAGAACTACATGCAGGACTTCGTGCGCGATGTGCTGGGCACGCAGCTGACGGGTGACCCCATCGTGCTGTGGAACGGCGCAGAGCTGCACTTCCTGGGCACCAACTTCCGCACCGCGCAGGGCCGCTCCGGCAACTTCTACTTCGACGAATTCTTCTGGGTGCATGGTTTCGACGAGCTGAACAAGGTGGCGTCGGGCATGGCGCTGCACAAGCACTGGCGCAAAACCTATTTCAGCACCCCATCCAGCATGGGCCATCCGGCCTACAAGTGGTGGACGGGCGAGCGGCTGAACAAGGGCAAACCAGCGGCGCAGCACATCAAGATCGACCTTAGTCACGATGCGCTGGCCCCCGGCAAGCTGTGCCAGGAAGACAAGATCTGGCGACAGATCGTGACCATTCTCGATGCCGAGCGGCGCGGGTGCGACCTGTTCGACCTGGACGAGCTGCGCTTCGAGTACAACGCCGAGCAGTTCGCTAACCTGCTGATGTGTGAGTTCGTCGATGACGGCGCCTCGGTCTTCCCATTGGCCGTGCTGCAACCCTGCATGGTTGACAGCTGGATCGAGTGGGATGAGGACTACAAGCCGTTCGCCGACCGGCCCTTCGGTGATCGCCAGGTATGGGTGGGCTACGACCCGGCCGAAACCGGCGACAGTGCCGGCCTGGTGGTGGTGGCACCGCCGCTGGTACCGGGCGGCAAGTTCCGGGTGCTGGAGCGGCACCAGTTCCGCGGGATGGACTTCGCCGCCCAGGCCGAGGCGATCCGCCGGGTGACGCGGCGCTATTGGGTGACCTATATCGGCATCGATATGACGGGCATGGGCTCGGGCGTGGCGCAGCTGGTGAAGTCGTTCTTCCCCGGTTTGACCACGTTCAGCTACTCGCCGGAAGTGAAGACGCGCCTGGTGCTGAAGGCCTACGACGTGATTCACAAGGGCCGGCTGGAATTCGACGCCGGCTGGACCGACCTCGCCAGCTCGCTGATGGCAATCCGCAAAACCACCACGGCCAGCGGCCGGCAAATGACCTACACCGCCGGGCGCACCGATGAAACCGGCCACGCGGATCTCGCGTGGGCGCTGTTCCATGCCCTGCACAACGAACCGCTCGAGGGCATGACCGCCCAGAACACCAGCTTTATGGAGATCTATTCATGACCACCGACATCGCCGCCGCCCCTGCCACAGGTATCGAGGCCTTCACTTTCGGCGACCCCATGCCGGTGCTCGATGGGCGCGAGATCCTGGACTATCTGGAATGCTGGCTGAATGGGCGCTGGTACGAACCGCCGCTGTCGCTGGACGGACTGGCGAAGTCGACCCGGGCGAGCGTGTTCCTGCAATCGGGCCTCAACTTCAAACGCAACATGCTCGAGCGGACCTTCATCCCGCACCGGCTGCTGAGCCGGCAAGCGTTCGGCCAGTTCGCCCTGGATTGGTTGTGGTGCGGCAATGCCTACCTGGAGCGGCGCCGTAACATGCTCGGCCAGCCGCTGAGCCTGCAACCGACGCTGGCCAAGTACATGCGCCGCGGTGCAGACCTGGAAACCTACTACCAGGTGCGCGGCTGGAAGGACGAGCACGAATTCGCGCCGGGCACCATCTGCCACCTGCGCGAGGCCGATATCAACCAGGAGGTGTACGGGTTGCCGGAGTGGTTGTCTGCGCTGCAGTCGGCGCTGCTGAACGAGTCGGCCACCCTCTTCCGCCGCCGCTACTACCAGAACGGGTCGCACGCTGGCTTCATCATGTACATGACCGATGCGGCGCAGAAGGAAGAGGACGTCGATGCGCTGCGCCAGGCGCTGAAGTCGGCCAAGGGGCCGGGCAACTTCCGCAACCTGTTCATGTATGCGCCGGGCGGCAAGAAGGACGGCATCCAGCTGCTGCCGGTGAGCGAGGTGGCGGCAAAAGATGAGTTCGGCTCGATCAAGAACATCAGCCGCGACGACCTGCTGGCCGCCCTGCGCATCCCGCCCCAGCTGATGGGCATCGTGCCGCAGAACGCTGGGGGCTTCGGCTCGGTGCGGGAAGCGGCCGAGGTGTGGGCGGTCAACGAGCTGGAGCCGATTCAGGCGCGGTTGCAGCAGGTCAACGAATGGTTGGGCGATGAGGTGATCAGCTTCCGGCCGTTCGAGCTGCCCGCCAAGAACTGAGTTACCGCCCCACTCCAACAAAGCCGCCCCTCGAGGCGGCTTTTTCATTCGCCGAGCACGTCGGCTACTAGGTACTGGTCATCCGTTTCGAATACCCCAACGACAATCTCACCATGATCGGCGCGGGCCAGCTTGTACGCGTCGACGAAATCCTCGAAACACTTTGCCCCGGCTGGACTGCTGACCCACTGCCTGGTGATCGCATCCCTCGTATCACTGTGGATCGAAAGGAAATCGTCTTTGTCTGGGTTGTGGACGGCGTAACCATGAAACCGCGCATCCTCGGGCAATCCCAAGTCCGCCTTGATTTCAGCGATGGTCCGCTTCTCTAGACCCAGCTTTTCAGCCAACTCTGCTCGTTCAGCTTTCGCTTGCTCAATGCGCTGCTCAAGAGAGCCTCGGTTCTTTGCCTGCCCCATATCCTTCCTCCTTGATGGTGACTGTGGGCAGCAGAATACCCCAATCATCACCCGGCGCGCGCCGTTGTCCCCCCACCTCACCTGCGGGCTAAGTAGGTCGCTTTCACTGCAGGCCTGCACATGGCGCCAGGCGGGCCAGTTACTGCGCTGGCGAGGCGATCAATGGGCGGGAAATACCTGCGAATCCCTGCGCGGGAGCGCTCAACAGGCGCGCGCATACGGCCTCAAAAATCGAAGCCGATTTCGAAAATAGGTAATTTTGGTAAGGGGGGAGATTTTCACGGCTGTAGGCCGCGTATTTACTGGGCTGAAACGATTACCTCGGAAGGTAATTTGAGGTAAGGCAAAAGGTAATTTTTCTGTAAGTGCCTGATTTTAAAGGGTTCAGGATTCCTGGCTGCTGACCACTGATTTAGGTAATTCGATTACCAATTTATTACCCTATTATTACCTTTAACAAATCACTGCAACGCCTTGAATTCAGAGGGTTTTCCGACGCCTCAGAATCGAGATTACCTAAATTACCCTTTTCCGATGGGTCAACCAAAATCGCTGTCATCCCGCGCCTGAGTGGGTTTTCCCGCACTCAGCCGCATATTCATGGGAACACGCTGGGAACAAACTCGCGCTCTTTCGCCATGGCCCAGAAACGCGAAAGCCCCGGAA